ACGCACTTCAAGGTTTCCATGCCGATCACGTGTTTTATGTGCTTGATGAAGCATCTGGTGTATCAGATAAGATTTTTGAACCGGTATTAGGCGCACTATCTACCGAAGGTGCAGGATTGCTGGCCTGCGGAAACCCAACACAGTTAGCAGGCTGGTTTTTCGACAGCCACAACAAGAACCGTGGAATGTACAATGTCTTCCATGTTGATGGACGAAAATCGCAGCGCGTATCAAAACAATTCGTTCAGATGATTATCGATATGTATGGCGAAGATAGTGATGTATTTCGGGTTCGTGTTGCCGGTGAGTTTCCAAAAGCTATGCCGGATAGCTTTGTACCGCTTGACTGGGTAGAGCGTAATAGTTTCAAGGTACCGACGATAATTTATCCAAAGCTCATCGACATTGGTATTGACGTTGCCCGCTATGGCGATGATGAGTCCGTAATTTGCCCGGTCTTTGATAAGAAGTACCAGCAGAAACCTGAGATTTACAATCATAATGACACCATGGAACTTACTGGCCGTAGCGTTCAAATGATTGAACGCTACAACGAAAAGTATGGCAACCGACCGACAAAGGTCAAAATCGACTGTGACGGCCTAGGGGTTGGTGTTCATGACCGGTTGAAGGAAATTATTGACCAACGTCGCTGGAAGCATGTCAGGGTGTATGAAGGTCACTTCGGCGGCAAAGGTGGCCGACTCAAAACCGAAGATCCTGTCAGTTTTGCCAATAGTACCGGCCTTATGTGGGGGACACTTCGTGAGGGACTGAGACATAATATCATTGTGCTATGGTATGACGATCAGCAAATTAGTCAGATCAGTAACCGGAAATACCGGGTTAATTCAGACGGTGAAATTGAACTTGAAAGAAAAGAAGACATGAAGAAGCGTGGGCTAAAGTCTCCGGACCGGGCCGACGCTTTAGTTTTGGCATTATGGGAACCTCGCGGCAAAGGATTTTCCATGCAGGTTTAAGGGAGGTGAGATGTTGGATATCATTAACTTTTTTGATATTGATGACTATAAATTCCTCAATGATGCTTACCATGGGGAAGGCGGTTTTAAAAAAGGAGATTACCTTGTAAAGCATCCCCGAGAGCCCGCAGACAAGTTTATGAAGCGGAAAGAACTTAGTTATTACTTAAACTATGTCGCTCCAGTGGTAAACTCGCATGTCGATCCTATTTTTAGGGTAGAAGCGGCTCGGGATTGGGGGACTGAAACAAGCAGTAAACGGCGCCGGCGACGGAAAGACAATGATTTATTTTCCGGCTTTTACAAAGATGTTACGACGACCGGGACACCACTACCAAAATTCATGAAAAGTGCTGCCCGAATTGCGAAGCTGCAGGCTGTGGCCTTTATTGTTGTCGATAACGCTGCCGAACAGCCAGGAAGCATGGCTGCTGTATTAAAGAGTCGTACCTATCCCTATGCATATATTGTTAAACCCAATCAAGTTACCAATTATCAAGTTAACAAGGCCGGGAAATTAATCAGTATTACCTACACTGTGGCAACTGAAAACTCCGGCAGTGATAGCAAAAAAACTGAGACATGGACTTGGACTGAAACGGATTGGAAGTGTATAGGGGCTGATGGGGTAGAAAAAACGGCGAGCCACGCGCTTAAACGAGTGCCGGTTGTACCTCTTTTCGGCAAAGATCGTGATCCCGGCGATATGAAACCTCAGAGTGAGTTTTATAATATGGCGAGAGTTAATAAAAGAATTTTTAACCTTTGCTCTGAGATCGATGAGCTTATTCGTAATCAGTCATTTAGCATTTTTACTTACCCTATGGGTGCAAATCAGGACCAGGAAGATATCAAAGGAATAGTCACTGGCACTGAAAATGCTATGGGATATGACGGGACGCTAGCTAATAAGCCAGAATATGCGACGCCTGATTCTTCTCCGTTGGAACAACTAAGGGAAGAGCGAAAGGACCTAATCGCCGAAATATATCGAATGGCTGAATTAAGTTTTGTCACCGGTGTTCAGGCGAAAACTTCCGGTGTAGCTAAAGCCTGGGACTTCGAAACAACAAATCGAACATTGGCCGACTTCGCCAATAACTGTGAGCAGGCCGAGAGAGAGATTGCAGTTCTATTCGAATTATGGACAAACTCAAAGGTTAATTATGATGTCAAATACAGTGACGATTTTGGCATTGTAGATGTGGCAGCAGAACTTGATAAAGTTGGTAAGGCATTGGATCTTAATATCGGTGGTGCCTTTAACAAAGCGGTCAAAAAGAAAGCGGTGGATGCTTACCTTAATGACCTGCCGGAAGATGAGTTTGATGACGTAATTGAAGATATCGAAGCCCGTGCACAGGATGAAACCTATAACTTCAATGGTGCTCAGGTATCATCCGCAGTAGATGTATTGGTTGATGTAGCAGCAGGCCGGATAGCCCCCGCAGCGGCAATTGTTATGCTGCAGGCATTCTTCGGGCTGAATGAGGACAGGGCGAAGGAAATAGTCGACGCTCAGACTACTGTTATTCAAAAAACATCGAATCTGGATGTAGATGGCAATGTCGCAGCGTAATGATGATCTGTATATCTTGCTGGCTGAATATCAGCGCAAATATGGAGAGCTGTCTGCTGAAGTCATCGAACTGATCAAAAAATACATTGATGAGGGCAAAACGGCAAACGCTGCAGTTTCTCAAGCCTTGAAGGAAACTGCATTCTTCACCAGTCATGAATCTGCTCTGGTAGCAGCGGTCACCAGTGCTGCCCTTCAAGGGATCAACCAGTCACAGGCTAATGACGTACTACTGCGGAAGATACTTCTGCACGAAGCTTGGGCGCCAGACAAAATGAATTTGTCACAACGGCTTCACGGGGCGCGTCCTGAGATGCGGCAAATCATAATTGATTCGTTAAGTGCATCCATGCGCCTCGGCAAAGCCTGGACTCAAACGGCAAGAGATTTATATGACGGTTATGGATATGGGCACAAAACAGCTTCGAATGACCTGCCAGGGTACTTAAAAAGATTGGTTGATCAATCTCGGAAGGTACTCGCTGGCGATCAGGATGCCATGGATAAATACCGAGTTGCTGTCAAGCAAGCCGAAAAGCAAATCAACAAACTAGCCTCTAATGGTGCGCCCACGAAGGCTTTAAAGGCGGCCTATGCGGATTTGCTTGACGCGACAGTAAAGTCAAACCAACAAGCAATTGATAGAGCTATTAAAGCTGCTGTTGAAGAAAAATCAAGGTACATAGCTGACCGGATAGCGCGAACCGAAATGTCTGCTGCATGGGGAGAGTGTTTTTTTGCAAAACACCTTGATGATTCCGATGTCATTGCCTTTCGGTGGGTACTTAATAGCCGTCACTTACGCTACGACATATGTGATGTATATGCCACTGTCGATATGTTTGGCCTTGGGCCTGGTGTGTACCCTAAAGGGAAATATCCGCGCCGACCGGCGCATCCTCATTGTATGTGTCCGATCGAACCAGTATATATTGGCGAGATTGATAGCGACCCTGACAAAGAGGATCAGATACTCAATAAGGCAAAGTTTAATCCGAAAGCGTTAGATGATTTTTTAGAATCATTACCGCGCGAAAAGCAACTCCAGCTGCTTGGTGAACAAGGATTTAAAGCATGGCAGCAGGGTGATCCTTGGCAAAATCATCTTCGGCTGTGGGAAGGGATTGAGACGGTCAAACCCCGAATTAAGCCTGAAAAATTTCCTGATGCACCAGGCAATCAAATAGATACTGGGGTTGAAACGTGTTATAATAAAGTTGTAAAGGCAGAGCCTAAAATTACGAGAAAGATCCAATCCATTGTTGAGCGCGCAGGCGGCAAAATGGAAGGTCTGGAATTCCGGATTAAGGCTAAAGAATCCTATCTGCGTAAAGTAGAGACGGATTATCAACAGGCCGTAAAAGTTGATCCTTCAATCCCCAAGGACTATGTCGCCAGTAAGATCAATGACGCAATCCGTTACACGGCAATAGCTGATGAGGATAGCTTGTATGGAGTCTATAGCCGGATTGTTGACCAGCTTAAGCTGAATGGTTATGAAATGGTTAAGCTGAAAAACACATGGTTTGATACGGTCAATCCTTATAGAGGCGTAAATGCCGTTATTCGGTCTCCCGGTGGGCAAAACTTCGAGCTGCAATTCCATATCCCGGCCAGTTTTGACTTAAAGCAAAACAAGCTGCATGAACTATATGAGGAATTTCGTCTATCTACGACTTCTGCGGCGCGGCGCGAAGAATTGCGAATGCAGATGATGCAACTGTCTCAAGCATTGAAAAAACCCCGGCATATTGAAAAGATCCGATAATGGAGGTGAAACCCATGGCTACGGTTCAGTATTATGCACTCACCCAATTTGATACAACGAAAGAGGCCCCTTTTGCGGTAGCAAGATACAGTAAGGGTGTCTTTGAACGCTATCGCAAGGGCGCATGGGTTACAGATGATTCCTTATCTGCGATTTTTATGGGTGAATTCAACGACTATGAGACAATTAGCGAGTCCGAGGCATTAAGGATTATCAACAGGCGGGAAGTCAGATATGCTCAATAAAGCTTTTAAACTGGCTAAGGCCGCACATGCCGGGCAATTGGATAAAGGCGGCAAGTCATATATCAACCACCCAATTGCAGTTGCTGCAATAGTTGAAACGCAAGAAGAGAAGACAGTAGCTTTACTGCATGATGTGGTTGAGGATACGCCAGTTACACTGGATGAATTAAAGGAGCATGGCTTTCCTGAAACGGTTGTGGCTGCCGTTGATGTACTGACCAAACGTCCCGGTGTTGACTACGGAGAGTATATCCAACGGGTAAAGAAGAACCCGCTTGCTCTGGTCGTAAAAATTGCGGACATGACGCATAACATGGATCTGTCGCGTATTCAGAATCCAACAGCAAAGGATTATGCCAGGATTGATAAATATAAAAAGATTTTAGCCGAATTAAGAACTTCAAAAGGTTAGATGCAGCACTCTTGAATATGTAAGGGTGCTTTTTTGATGCCTTTTAAGGAGGTGGTCCGGATACGCAAGTATCCGCAATAGCCGTTAGCGCCGGGAGGCGCTTTTTCTATGCCTAAAAACAAGGAGGATGAACACTTTGACACTGGAAGAATTACTGGCCGCATTGGCCAAACTCCCGGAAGGATCCAAACTTGCAGAAGCCCTAAAGGCCATTATTACTGCTAAAGAAACAGAGCTAACTCAGAAAGGTACCCAATACAAAACCATGACAAAGACACTCCAGGAAACTGAGGAAAAGCTCAAAAAGGCCACGGAACGTCTGGAAAAATTCCATGATCATACTGGCGTGGCCGATGACGTGGAAGACCTGGAAGCAGCGCTGGCTGATCTGAAAGCAAAACAGGAAGATGCCTTGAAAAATGGCGGTAAAGGTGCGCCTGAAATTTCACAATTGCAAAGTGAAATAGCCAAATTGCGCCGTGATCTAAAAAAGGCAACTGATGGCCAGTTAGCTTTTGAAAAGACGGCCACAGAGGAAAAAACAAAACGGCATAATAGCGAACGCAACCGGGAGTTGCTTGCCGCTTTGACGGAGAACAAGGCTATCAAGCCGGACCAGTTGCTGAAGATCCTGGCCGACAAGGTCAAAATCACCGATGATGACTCTGTTGTTTATGTAAAGGAAGATGGTGAGGAAATTAAGGTTTCCGATGGCGTAAAAACCTGGCTTGATGCTAATCCGGAATTCTTAATGAATAACCAGAATCCCGGAGGCGGCTCCGGAGGCGGCGCTGGAGGCGGCCGCAAATCCAGCTTTGCGGAATCACTGTTAAAATCCAATCAGCAACCTGAACGGCTGCAGCAAGCAGAAAGCCATTATTTTGGTGGAGCAAACAAATAAGTAAAAGGATGGTGTAATCCATGAAATACATGCAAACCGATTATTTAAGCAAGAAAAATGTTTTGAAGTTTCCAGACCATGCTGTGTCCATACCGGTAACGGTTGATGATACCGGTATTACGGCCAATGCCGAAGGTAAAAAAATTGTTCCGGCCGGAACCAACGTTGGCGGAGTTGAAGCCCCGACTCTCTCGGATGCTACGCAATTAGTTTGCGAAAAGAATGCCGAAGGTGCAGCCGGAGCTGACGGGGCTGCTGTGGATGCAGAGGGCGTCTTGGTCAATGATGTTGACGTTACATATGGCCCGGCATCGGGTGCAATGTTAATTCATGGCTTTGTCGATTTGGGAAAGTTGCCAGAAATGCCTCATACTAATGCGGTGAAGGCGATGGCCGGCCGTGTCGTATTTTTAGCCTAAGATAATTTAAAAACAGGGAGAGTGAGTTATTCATGTACACTATTTTTGATTTAGTTAACCCCCAGGAGATTGCAACCTACTGGCAGGGTATAGCGTCTAATTCAATTCCGTATCTCGGTGAAGTGTTGTTCCCGTCCCAGAAAAAAATAGGTTTGACTTTGAGCTGGATTAAGGGCAGCCAGGGATTGCCGGTTGCTTTGATGCCGGCTGAGTTTGATACTGAAGCACCGATCCGGGAACGTATTGGTGTTTCCCGTATTGAAACGGAGATGGCTTTTTTCCGCGAGCGCATGGTTATCAAAGAAAAAGAACGCCAAGAATTGCTGAATGCTTTGGCGGCACAAAATTCCACGCAATTGCAAGCTATTGTTAAGCCGATCTACGACGATACCACTAACTTAATCAAAGGTGTTGACGTTGATGCTGAGCGCATGAGAATGCAGTTGCTATCGACTGGCACGATTGGTATTGAAGCCAACCGGATTAAATATAACTATAATTACAATTTTAAAGCGTCTCACAAAAAAACCTTAACCACCACGGATAGGTGGAGCGATACTGTCAATTCCAATCCTGTGCAAAACATTATGGATTGGCAGGAATTTGCGGAAGATGAAACCGGCAACAAGCCTACCCGGGCGATCTGCACCCGTAAGACCTGGGGTTATCTGCTGCAAAATGAAAAAATCAAGAAGGATATGAACGTGGAAAAAGGCCAGAACATCATCCTGACTGACAGCATGCTGCAGCAGTACTTCATCAACAAACTCGGCCTTACCATTACCGTTTACACCAAAAAATTTGCTTTGACCGTAGCCGGCGCCAGCCAGCAGTTCTTCCTGGATGATGTGTTTACCTTGTTGCCTGACGGCAAACTTGGCAACACCTACTTTGGCACCACGCCGGAAGAAGCTGACTTGATGACCGGCGCCAGCCAGGCGCAAGTGCAGATCGTGAATACCGGCGTTGCCGTCACTTCTTATAGGAGAGTGCACCCGGTAAATGTGGAAACCATTGTATCTGCGATTTGCCTGCCGAGCTTTGAGATGGCAGATTCGGTCGTTATTGCAAAAGTAGCTTAAAGAGGCCCAGCGTGGCCTCTTTAATTATGGGGGTCTACTATGGATATCAAATACTCTTTTAGAAATGAAGAGGCGATCCAGGCACTTAAACAGCGGTTCCCAGATATTTTTCAGCACAACATGATGCTTGCGGCTAAAGTCTCAACTCGTGACGTACAGAAAACCGCCAGGGCAAAGCATAGGTTTCGAAGCCGTAGTGGAAACCTGGAATTAGCGATTGATACCGATGTGCAAATAACACCTGACCATGAAGTTATTGGCATTGTCCAGATCGATCCTAATAGTTCGGCCGGAACCTATGGTCCATACGTACATGATGGAGCGCCGCCTCATATTATTCGACCACGGACTAAGAAATGGCTTAGATGGTCTAACGGATCAGGATTCCGATTTGCCAAAATGGTCAAGCACCCCGGGACTAAACGTGACCAATTCATTTACGAAGCCGGCGAAACTAACCAGCAGCATATTAATGATGTTTTTAACCGTTATGCCGACAGGGCAATTAAGGAGGCGGGCCTATGATTTATTGCTCACCTGAAGATATACGAGATGAGCTACTGAAAGAACTGGTGGCTGAAAAAGATATCCAGGAAGCTAGTGAAGAAATTGACGATTTGGCTCGGTCCCTGAATGTGAATCCAGATAGAATTCCTAACCCGGTACCTAATATCGTTAAAAAGCTGGCCGCTGCTTTAACATTGACAATCACAGCCCGAAATAGGTCCTTGATGAATGTTGGCGCCGATGGTGAGGACGCATACGAGAAAAAACGTCAAGTCTGGGCCAAAGAAGTGGATCGTTTATCGCGAATGATTACGCCGGAATTGCTTCTTGGCGGAAGACCACCTGAAAAGCGTCGTTTTCCGATGACAATGGAGATGAAACGTGCATGAGTGAGGAGAAACAATATCTTGTTTGGTGGCTGCTGATTAAGCATTTGCGAGATTTTTCCCGGATGCAGCCGGAACTCGACGGTGTTGATGTCCGCGCCGGTGCCAAGAAGCCAAAGGATCCCTATCCATGCATGGAGATTATCTGGGATTCTGAAGATGGATTATCTTTGTACAAGACGAACAAAGGGGAACTTAATCTGTGGATCGATCTGTGGATTCGTAATGATGGTAGAGATCCATCTGCAGCCTATGAGGTAATGGCTGATCTGATGGAGCGGGTATGTACTGTGCTGGTGCTATGGTCAGACACATTACTTGAAGAACTGGAAATAAGCACAAATATTGATGTAAAGGACGCAATTTCCGATGCGGAGTCAAACCGACCGCTGATGGGGATACGAATGATAGTAAAAATTGAATGGAGGAGATAAACCTATGGCAACACCAAGTGCAAAAAATCTATATATAGGTTCCGGCCAAGTTTTTTTTGACCGGTTTGACGATGATGAGAATCGCACTGGTCTTAGACACTTAGGCAATGTACCCAAGTTTGATTTAAAGACCGAAGTAACGAAAATCGAAAAGAAATCTTCCATGGATGCAGCGAAAAGTACTTATGACGAAGCAGTGACAGAGAAAAAAGTCTCCGCTGATCTTACCGTTGAAGAATTTGATCCATCAAATCTTGCATTGGCATTGTATGGTACAGAGGGGATTATCAACCAGGCTGCCGGAACCGTTGCTAATGAAAGGCAAAAGGCCTATAAGGGCCGCTTTATCCAACTGGGTGCTTATAATGTATCTAATGTAAAAGTGAAGCGCCTTACTGGTTTACCCTCTGTCGTCGGCGCAGCTGCTCCTTTTGGAACGATAACGGGGGACGGAACAGTCACTTCGAGCGGCACATATACCGGCAATGCGGTTGAAGATTACTATGTGACGATAAGCGCAGCACCTACTGCCCCGGGAGATCTAGCCGGTTGCAAGATGGAGTGGAAGAAAGGGCTATCTGGGATTTACGGAGTTGAAACCAATGTTACTACTGCTGCAATAACTTTAGAATTAGGAATTCGAGTAACTTTTCATCTGGATGCCGCTCAAACCTTTGCAGTGGGTGATACCTGGAAAATACCTGTGTCTCCAACGCAAACAGAGTATGTAGCTGGTAAGGATTTTAAAACAGATAATGTCTTATTAAGAGGCGGGTTAATTTCAATTCCAGAAACCTCTGCTATAGCGGATGCTACGGATGTCTATATCGATTATACGGTACCCGAAGGCAAGTATCCTAAAATCGCTACCGTCACAGCGAAGTCCATTCGCGGGTATCTGTTGTTCCTCGGGGACCCGTCAAAAGGCTCTGCCTACAACGGGGAGTTCTGGAAAGTTACGATTACGCCGAACGGAAATATCCCCTTAATTGGTACGGAATATGCTGGTTTCGATATTACAGTCACGTGCTTAGATGATAAGGAAAACCATCCCGACGAACCACTGCATCGACTTGTCAAACTGAACTAAAGTAAGGGCGTGGGCAAGATTCACGTCTAGTCTAATTTGAGAGGAGAAAAACGATATGTCAGATAAAGATTTAGATATTCTAATTCCGGATAGTAATATTCCCTTGGTCAGCGGCGAGAAAGTTGAGATTAAGCCTTTTCCGTTTGTTAAACTGCCAAAAGTAGTTGCTCTGATTAACTCTATTGGTGTGGGTATTTTTGTGCTTCTGGAGGCTCGAAACGGGCTTAAAACGGGTGATGTAAATTCAGATTCAGGGATAGCTCCCCTTGAGATTGATGATCTGGTAATAAATAAGGTAAATGATTTTGTTGAATCTCACTTCGAAGAAGTCGTTGAGATTATGGCCATCTATTGCCGTAAGCCAAAAGAATTTTTATTAGATGAGGACAAAGGGCCGAATGTAGAGGAAGCCTGCCAAATCCTACTGACCATTGTGGAGCGGCACCTTGGTTTTTTTACGAAAAATCTGCGACCGATTCTGGCGCGGATTCGCAGCAAAGCACAGCAACCTGGGGCCACATCGTCAGAGTCCTAAAAAGAGAAGGGCATCTGTTCAGCGAGATCATGGATTACACGCTAGATCAGATGCTCTTTTTCTATGCCGATGCTATACAGGCACGGATTGACTATATGTTTGATGTGCGCGCGGCTGTATGGACTGATGAAAAAGGCATTGAGAAATACATTGACAAAATTGTGGAGGGACATTGATATGGGGAAATATCAGACGGTAACAATTCCTAGTAATGTTATTAAACATTACCAGGATGAAGTGTTGGAGAAAATTCGTAGCGATTTATCTAATCCCAATTATCAGCAAGACACAAACTTTGCTGGCGGGTTGCTGTCTAATAGATCGGCGGCATGGAATTTGGATTTCATTAAAGCTTGCTCAACAAATGATCAAACTGGCGGTGATGCGCTCTTTACTTTGATCGTGCGTAATCGGACCATCGAAGATTTACAAGAAACAGCCGAAGCGATGGTTTCAATCATGCAAAAACAGAACTTTACAGTATCAGAGGCGTTGCTTTTCCTAAAACACTTGGAAAGCTTGGTATTAGCAAGTCCGGTTAATTATTAATGTCTAAAT